ATATCCGTTGACTGCTCCGGGAGCAACAAATGGTCCTAATCCACTTTGTCCATCTGCTCCTGTCAGACCAAAATCTTCTGGGATTTTCCAAGTAAATTCTTTTGAGAAGTTACCAATCCATTGGGATGCTCTCCATTGAGGTAATCCTACATCACCCCAGGCTGGATTCAATAGTTCACAAGCCGCGTAGTCATCAACGCCATTGTAATACCAACCATCTACATCTAATGCTTCACACCATCCACCTAATCCCATACAAGTAGGGAAATTTTGATCTGATACCCAATCTCCAGGTTCTTCGTCTGTATTAATAAAATTAGTATGAGTGCCAGAAGGAACAGCAATACCGTGACTTCCATTTTTACTGATACAATGATATCCTTCTCCTGGCTCCCCAAGACCCCTTGTCATTCCTGCTTGAACTAAGTTATCCCATCCTGCTCCGCGTATTCCTTTAATACCAGCGGCGTGCAAATACATTGACATAGGCTCACCCGTAAACGGATCAAGCATTGTAGCATAACCTGAATGATGCCAAGCATTGTTTAAGAAGATGTAAGTACCACCTCTGAATAAGTCGAAACCACCGACAATTCCGTCGTTGCCTCCAAAGCTATCGGCAACTGCTTCATCTCTTTGATAAGGAAAATAAATTGAGGCACTTCGGTCATACCAAGTCCATAACCAAGGAGTATCTTGAGCGCCTTCAGTAGTCGTAACGTTCGGATCGCCAAATGTTAAGGATGTTTGTGTATCTACTACAATAGGTAAATGGTCAGTTGGACCATACCCATCACCAAGAGCAACAACTGTGTGGTCTCTCATTTCTCCTGGCAATTCAGTAGGCTCATATGGTAATGGGCCCGATGGTAACTGAACAATATCACCAGTACTTAATCCGTGATTTGCTGATTGAACAGTACGTGGTCGTGACCAAAGCATTTCTACGCCAGAAATAAAAGCATCACCAAAGTGATTTGTTATATCTCTTTCGACTTCAAATCTATAAGATGCCATATCAGCGACAACTGTATATTCTTCAATAACATTGAATGTTGTCGGAGTAGTACCACCGGCATCTTGTAAAGGATAAATTACTGTTTCTGTTAATACAAAGTTATGTTGATCAATAATAAAATCAACATAATAATTAGTATTACCGTGATGGATTCCATTGTAAATATTTTGATAATGGACTCTATCTCCTGCTAACATTCCGTGGTCATCACATTCAATTCCGCGTTGTTTCTTCACATAACCAGGAATATCTACGAATGGGATTGCAATAGATGCGGGATTGAGATCATCTCCACCAAGAGCAAAGTTATAATGTCCAACTGTAAATTGAGATGATCCTGGATACCAGACTCTATCAAAATCGTGAATATGAAAGTCAATTGATATAATTAAATATATATCATCCGCAGGAGTAAGACAACCCATTTCAACAGTATGGAAATGCTGAGGATCGGAAGTACCATAATCAGAAGTTCGTATTAATGTAGCACCACTTGTGGCACTCCAAGTTCCGTCTTGATCTTGGGTAACCCCTTGAAGAGGACTTGCTTTAAGCGTTGCTTCGTCAGCCAAGTTAAGCAGGATTTCGTGATAGTGGCCAAAGTTAGTAAGTTCAATTTTCGTTCCGCCACTAATATCGTAGTATTCTTCCAGACCGTGTGTATGAGAACCTGTCATACCTACGACATACATTCCACCAGCACCATTATTTAATGCAGGGTCCCAATCGTATGTAACAGAGTGAGCGTGAGGAGCATTTTCACCTGAACCAGTTCCATCCGTAGATGTCATAACAACTGTCGGTGCACCAGTTTGAATTGCGGCATATTGTGCCGTGGTTATTTCAGCAGTATGAATGTGTCCGATATAATTAACGTCATCAAAGAAAACATCTACTCGTGCATCACCTTTTTGTACTGCGGTGATGATATATTCTTCCCATTTTCTTTCGCCTACAGGAACTGAGTTGTCACCAGAACCATATCCAGTACCACCAGCAGTTAATGTGATTGAGAGAACGTTACCATTGAGGATGGGATCAAGAATTCCTGAAACAGTTGGTGATCCTCCAACAAGTGAGACTACTGGAGGAGCGTGATATCCAGTTCCAGAATCAGTAATATTAACAGCATCTATTGCCCCAGCTCCGTCTATAGTTACTGTCGCAGTCGCTTGATCAGTTGATACAGTTCCATCTGTCCAACTGTTGTTTGCACTTGTCCAAGTAGCCGAATCACCAAGACATCCAGCTTCATTATTATCATAACTTGAATTACTACAAGTTCCTTCAGCAAGACAGTCGGGCTCATTATCATCATATTGAGGATCAGTACAAATACCAACTCCCGCGGCTGCAGGTATAGTAGAAACATCTGGAGGTCCAATTGAAACAGTAGGTACAGAAGCATAACCTGTTCCAGGATCTGTAATAGTAAAGGAACCGATCCGGCCACTAAACTCAATAGTCGAAGTAGCACCAGCTCCGCCACCACCAGTAATATATACTATCGGTATTCCAACATACTGAGAACCTTGTGAAGTTAGAGACACTCCTGTTACAACTCCTCCAGAAACTGTAGTTTCTCCGGTGGCGTGAACTGTATTGACTCCATCGCTTCCTCCGCTGAAAATAACATCTACAGGAACACCGGCTTGTGGATTAGTTTCAATATCACCAGATTGAAATGTTACTAAATCCTCTAATGAAAGATCGTGATAAAGTGATTCTACAACATTCTGACTACCTGCACCACCTATGGAGGTACAATTCTGAGGCATTGTCAAATTAATGTAATATGAATTACTTAATGATGGTAAAGAAACATTTGATCCATAGTTAATAGGAACTTTAATTGTGTCGCCGGGATTCAATCCGTGTTCGATAGAGTAAACGAATCGATGATTCGTTGTCGAAGTTAATCGGCCTTCTTCTAGAGGATGAAATGTACAGTGGAAATATAAATCGTGATATCCGTCTACAATCCAAGACCAATCTTCGCCAGGCTCCAAATCAGGAGAAGCAAAAGAAATATTATCATCTGATACTGCGTTGTGGACTAAAATAGAAGTAGAAGGATTTGTGAAAATAATTGTGTCACCTTCTCGTGCTTCTAAGTGATAAGGAATAAGAGTATGTGCTTGTGTACTTGGATCGTTGATGTTACCATCAATCCATATGCCGGATATAGCAAGACAGGCAATTTCCATCGCCGTAATCGATTCTAAATATTGAATTTCAACTCCATTACAAGTAGGTCTAATCAGATTAGGATCTTCAAGAACGGAACAAATATATGTTTTTGGGTCTGGGCCACCACCTTGTTCAGAGAAAGTTCCTAAGTCATCTGCTAATTGATCGACCATATTAACAGCGCCTGAGGGCAAATCCCAGTTTACGTCATTAACTGTAAGGTCGTATGCAAATTTGTATTGAGTATTAGGATTTAAATCTGCCTCGAACCAAGTAAGTGCAGTCTGTAATCCATCAGTATATGCTTGAACAATTTCAGTACCTTCAGTATAGAGAATATCAAATTGATATGCAATACCGTTAGACCAAGGACGAGTTATATCTATTGGAACATCAAAGCCAGCATTTCTGAGCAATTCTGTCTCAAAGGCATCAGAAGAAAATGAACTATTTGTTACTAGATTTGCAGTTTCATAAGTAATATCAAGTCCACCATTGGGAATCATCTCCGTCGGGGAAACAAATTCAGCCGACTTATTTGCAATATTAAGTAAAAAGTCTTTATATTCTGGAAGATGTTCTAAATTTTCCATTACTTCCAAAGACTTCAGCATCAAAGCCAAGTCTTTTACTAGAAGATCAGGGGCGGCTAACTTAATACTTAAAGAGTCCAGAAAAGTGCTTTTCTGTTGATCTATTGTATTCAACTCTATTAGAGAAAAATGCTGGAATGTATATTGTGACATTTGTTAATTTCCTTTATTTTTATTCGCTCGAAACTTCGACCAGATAATTCAGTTGCATAGAAGTAGTGACATACGGATCAGCGATCCCTAACATTTCTAATTCTTGTAATCGAACAAAATTATTTTGTTGCTGAATCATTTGGTTGGTGCGTTCACGCCACGTTTTAAAGGTTTCATCTTTTCTTACGAATGGAATTTCCGTTGTACCTACGCCGTTTGCCATTAGTTTCCTTCTTCCTCAGGTGGTAGTGGTTCTCCACCAGTTTTACTTTCTATCAAATCGTATACTATTTGCTTGAGGTCTTTTATTTCCCTCTTCATACTATTTATACTACGTTTTGAGTCCTTCTTTACCATCGCTGATAATTTATTTACTTCAATTACTTTTTTACGTTGAACATAGGCATTGGCATCGGTAAATATTACAGCACCTGTTTCTTCGTCTTTTTTATATGTAGGTATTTTTGCCATTATTTATTCTTTTTATGTTACTGCTAATACTCTCATTTCTCGAATTGCTGGTAAAGAACATCGATGAGTAGTATGCAATTCTATTTTTACTCTAAAATGGTCGAATTCTTTAGTAATTTTTTTCAATGGAGTAAAGGTATGTTCAATAAATTCTGCATCAAGCGACATTGCTGTGTTAGTAATTTGCACTCCTCCATCTTTCATTTCTCTCCACATAATTGATTCTCCCTCAATAACAGCAAGTCCAAGAGGAAAATCTGGATGTGTAGCGGCAACTTGACTATCTATCTCTAGAACTGGTACTTCTTCTTTACTATAAGTACCATCTGGCATAATGATTTTCTTCCAGAATTTCTTATCAAGATGTGTATCCCAAGTTCCGAACCAAATATCTCCAACTTCATATTCAGTTAAATCTGTTACTCCTACTCCTGATGTAGTTACATCGAAAGTCACTCCTGCTAAATCATCGGTAGAAATAAAGCAACCTGTTATAATATTTTTCATATCGCTTATATCTACTAGACTCATCGACCAAAGATTTGTTTCATCATCATCTCCATCTACGTATGCTGTAGAAACTTGTGCATTGGCACCTTGCCCCGGCTCAGGAATGACACCGGTCCAACTGGATGTGCTATTGAGATTGTTATTAGTGATAACAGTCACTGGACTATTTGCTCCTCCTGGATATATGTAAGCGTAATATTCTTCAAAATCATTTACATTATAATCACCATAACTAACTAGATCAGCATATGCTTGTACTGTAATCGTTCTTGGAGTAACAGAACCTGTATCGTAGTACACTTTTACGTATGTCTCATTACCTTCTTGTACACTTAAAAACATTTGTAAATCGCCCGCAAAGTTTGCTAATTTAACATCTTTTGATAGATAGACGCCCATTTGATTTTTGACATCAGGCGCGGTATCCCATATAACATTGTTAATAGCAATAGTCGATAATCTTTCTTTATTAATAACAGGAGAAATATTAGGATTAGTTGATCCCATACTCACATTATATGATATTGGAGTATATTGATAACCAGCCGCTATAGTTTGGGCTCCATCAAGAGCTTCCACTTCTTCTAGCACAACTTCTTCATTATCTTGAATACCTTCAATCTGATTATTTGTGTCACCATTTATAATTACTTCCATATCCAAAGTAGTTCCTGATAGAACCATTGGTTGAAAATTGGGTGTGAATGAGGCTACTTCTTTAATTCCATCAAAAGGTTTCAAATTAATTTGTACAGTTCCCAACTCTTCAAATTGGCATTTATTTATTCGGAACTTAACGTCTTTCAATTGTTCTGGAGTCCAAGTTGTATTATTTTGTGAAGTAAACATAGAACCAAGATAAGGTTGTTCAGAGATATAATCTCCAGTAAGTAAGTCTACTTCTCCTAATTCAGAAATCCACAAATTATATAAGAGTGAATCAGATATTATAACAAAACAATATTCAGTTCCCTCCATTAAATAAATCGGATCAGCGAATTGAAATCTTGTACCTACAGCACCGCTTGTAGAAACGGAGACTTCATCAGGATACAGCATAACTTGTGCCGTTGGTAATTGAGTTGCTGTTGGATATCCATTCACCATTGGTCTAATTTCTAATCGAACTGGAGTAGATTCGTCATCTTTTGAGTAGAAAAAACAATCAATTGAATCTATGAATGCTCCGCCATCTGATTCAGATATCATAAATGATTCTGCTACTGGATCATACCATTCAGTAATTGATCTCATTGTTCTAGCTCGTCCTGTTTCTTGACTTCGATTAACAGTTCGTGTTTCACCTAAAACTGTACGGTCATCTGCAAGCGTTTCTGCTACTCTATAACTTTCAAACGTAGACATTATATCTTTTTGTCGAGTATCAAGAGTACCTTTAGCCGTGAAAGTAGCAACTGCTTGTGTAGTCATTTTATCAAAGTCAACAAAATCATCTTTCATAGCAAGTATTTTCATACCGGATCTGATTCTAACTCCATCCGCACCTTCTGAAGGAATCTGAAATACAGCATTTCTTATTTTACCTGCGGCATCAGTTACAACATTATCACCCATTGCTCCGCCATCCGGAGTTATATAAGCATCAACATCTATTTCATCAAATTGAAAATGCATATGAGTATTTGGTCGTAGTTTGTCTACATCAATAGATACGGGAATTGAACGCATCCAAGGAATAGCAGAAACATCTAAGGATCTGTCTCCTACTTCTGTGCGAATATCGTTAATTTCCATATGAGACCTTTCACCAGATCGTACTTGACTACTGGTCATCTGTTGTTCTTGATCCCATTTCTCTGTTGTTACGATTTGTCTCCAGACTTTCCTCCGCCTTGAACGCCAACCCGCATTGACTGTTCCTCCTCGACCAGTTTCAAATGCTCGTGCAATGTTCGTGCCAGCGGCAGCGGCGGAGACATTATTCTTACCTTGGCTTGTGAATGTTACTTCTCGTCCTGATTGAACATTATCTCTTCCTCCTTTATCTTTAAATCCAGACCACGTTGTCTCCCAAGCATTCCATCTTGTTTGTGTTCCATACGTTTCTACTTGTTCTAAAACAGCATTATTATTTTTATTTTGAATAATGACATCCGGTACATACTTTTCTTCAAACCAAGTATCAGTAGAAGGAGTTAATGTAGCAAATCCAACCCAGGATTTTCTTGCAAATGGATTTAAGTTAAGAACTTGAGAGCCGTGATCCTGTTTAATCCAGGCTTCTAGAACAGTATAGTTTAATGTATATGTTAAATTATTTGCAGAAACACCTGCTGTTACTCCGGGCTCGCAATCTAAACCATACATCTCATAAGGTACAGTACAAATACGTGCTTCTGGATAAACAGTACAGTAATAGTTGGAATCTGAAACATCTCCGATGCCGTGATCTACGAATGGATCTACTAGAATACCATTTTTATATCTTTGTAATCCGTCAGAATCTAGAACCTGCATATCGGCAGTAGATTTTTCGAGAAGATTTAATGAGGTATAATATTCCAAATTTTCTAAACGTCCTTCCATACCCCGAATATCTTGCATCGTATATCGTTTTTGTTCTACGTGGGATACATTAATATTTTTATGAAAATACGTGTACGGAGGTATAAACAAATTATACAAGGTCATTTCATTTCGTTCTTCAGTAGGAAGCATAGGCTCATCTGAAGGAAATCCTTGTTTAACTTGAATCTTTCCATCATCATTAATTGTTAGTCGATCTCTGCGACCAAGATAATAATCAAAAGAAACTGAAATGGCAGAAGCCGGCAAAGGCAAATATGTACCAACTGCGTAATCAGCAACCGATGCTCTAAAATCTAATTCATCAGTAAGTGGATGTTCTCCCGCAATAGAATCTTTATAACCGGGAACATCATCATAAAGAATACCAGCATCAGTATATGAATTAACGGCAAAATATGTGGCAGTTGTAATATTACCGTGATTGTAATGATCGTATGTTATTGTGTGAGAACCAACTTGAGTCTCAGCGGGATCACCAATCCATTCAAGCCTAGCGGCATTAAAAGTAGTATCAGTATCACCATTTATAAAAGTAAAATCTTCGGTTACGTCAGCCGCATCAGGTGCAATAACAGAAACTACACTTGTTACTGCGTGGGGAAGAGTTAAAGATGCTCCTGTTCCAGTTCCCGAAAGAGTAACATTACTTGAGGCAGCCTCCATATAAGTAGTATTTCTCCAAGAAGCATTACTCATATACATATCTGCCATAATAGTAATATTGTCTCCTGTTAAATTCGTTGATGGAGAACCAGTTCCTTGATCTATAATTGTAATAAGTGCAGTCGTATTTCCCGTTAAGTCTTCAATCCAAGTATCGACAGTTCCGGAAACTGTTCCATTTTTAGGTATGAGTGCTCCTGTTGTGTCATTCCAAATATATAGAATTTTTTCCCAGTGCATATCAACGAAAACTGCGGGAACTGAAGCAACACTACCAGTCACGATTGCCGTAGAATTTTTTTGTGTCGAAAATGTTATCTGTCCAAGAGTTAATGATTCAGTAATGTCAGAAACCTTATACAACCAAGGATAATGTACGCCCATTGGAACAGCAGAACCTGTTGGTCGATAAAGTTTTGCATATACGGCATTGTTCACTTCTGAAACAATATACAGAGCAGGAGCAACAGCATCAAGACCTACATCATTTTCGAGATATATTCTATATCCCTGTACATAAGATCCAGCTAAAAGAGCTTGAGTAACGTGAGTAATACGTTTATGAACCCCAATAGTTCCAGTAGGTGTACCACCTGTATATCCAGAATCTGTCACAAATATAACATATTCTTTTTGAACGACATTGAAAACACCATTTAAATCGTCAACTGTTGCAACTTCAAAATATGGTCCATATTCAGGAGTAAGATGATCATTCGCTACGTGGCGAGTTGTCCTTGCTCTTTCTGCTTCAATTGTTATAGGAGTTAAAAGTTCGTGTTCAAATCCGTTAATGTATGCTTTGCTAGGCTCAACTTTTATTCCAAAATGTGCAGAGTCACTACCCTCTTTCATTTCGATTGGAAATGGATTTATTGTATAGTTGCCTGATTCATCAAATGTTCTTTTTGCCATCTCAGTGGCTAACAATGAATAATCAGTTGATTCGTATTTTGTAGTGATCTTTCCAACATCTACATCCAACATCCACATCCACTTATTAGATTCGCCAGAATCTGTTTCTTTAATAAGATTCAGAGATTTTTGATATCTATCTCCACCTGGAGCATTCTGATTATAGAAACCTGAAGCGGGATCAAGAAGTCGTGGGTCCGTAGTTGATTCTACGATAACTTCTTCAATATCGAATCCAACTTTACACGTAGGGGTGGAGGATAAAGGATCTAGAAAAATAGTTTGTGCGAGAACTGGAGTAAAAAAACCATCGAGCCAATAAACACCATCCTGAACTTTCGCCTCTAATGCTTTTCCAATACTAACGATAACTCCCGCTTTGTACAACATTGTCGGATCATACCAAGAGTTGTCAATACAATCTCCATTGACATCGAAACCTCCGTCACAAACAGTATCGTATGTAAATAAATTTTCGCTATCAGCAAATTGTCCGGAAAGGGCTCTATAATAATAGATGGGCTGGGTTTCATCATCGTGTAGTTGCTCAATAATAGCAACCGCTAGTGATGTTTCGCCATATACAATACGATTTAGCCACGTGGAATCTGCCGAAGCAACTTGTAGCCAATCTCTTTTGGAAATACTAACTCCGCCTCCAACGACGGGTGCTCCATTCTTCCAAATGTGATTAGCCGCAGCCGACATCTGGTTCTGAAGAATAGATTGTATTTGTGTTAATTCTCTGGCTTGAACTGCACGACCAGGATTAAATAAGATTTTTAAAAATCTATCATCTGGATTGTAGTCATCGTAGTACGGAGAAGTATTAAAATTATATGCCATTCGATATTATCCTAAAAATATATTCGTATCCCTCCCCATTGAGAGGAATATATGTTTAACTCTAAAAAACAGTTTTTAGAATTCAACTACGAGTTTTAAATCTTCTATTTGGTCAGAAGCACGAGTAATCGCTCGGCGATTCTCTAGATAAATCAACTGTCCGCTATCTGCCTCTAAACTCACATCAGCATCAGCATATACGGCCGCTTGTGCCTTAGTTCCTCCTCCAGCTAGTTCTGGGTTACGTAGAAGTCCAATTTGTCGAAAGTCATCATTTTCTGGAAATCCATCAGAAGTTTCCAATCTAACGTGAATTAGTCCGTGATGAGTCTTTGCGGTAAATATTGCATCGGTATCTCCAAAATCTGCTTGTTCTGAACCCGCTAAAACACCTTCACCCGAAATAACAGGCATCCAGTCGTTTGTAGTCGAGTTAATAATATCATTCAATTCCAGTTTATAGAGAAATGTCCAAGCATAATTGTCAGACGTTAATATTGGTTGAGCAGTTAATCCTGCGGCATCTCCAGTGAATCCAGATGGTTCTTCAGAAGCACCAGTAGGTAACCAAAGTCCACCTAATGTGTCTTCACAAGTTGTTCGAGAGACTGCCGTTCCTCCATCATAAACACCACCAATATAACATTTACCAGTTGATGGTTCGCCTGTACACATATAAACTCGATATTCTGAATTCATAACTGTAGAGTGATATCCTACTTTAGATACGAATGAGCGGCCAGGCTCAGCAATACCCGTGATACCTGCTGTGGAATCACCTTCAAATGCGAGAGTGTCTCCAGTATCCCAGTCAAGACGGGGAAGCACCGGTGAAATATCATCATTTTGAATTCGTTTAGTACCAACAATGTCGGCCCAATACTGAGGTTCATCCTCATCTAGTGGATCAGGTAATGTAAAGTTACCTGAACTTTCGTCATTTCCTTGAGCATCATCGGGCCACGTGTCAGAACGACCAAAGCCGAGATACAGGAAGTTGTCATCAACAGAACCAGTAGTTTTGAACTGGTCGATGAAAACCATCAAGTTCTGTGTTCTGAATTTACTGGTTACAATTGCACCCATTCGATTACTCCATTAAAAA